GCGAAGAATTAAGTATTCTTGAAAATTAAAAAGTGCGAACATAAAGTATGCGTTCGCATTTTACTTTATTTTTTTATACGCGTTCGCTCGCGACTAATTTACCCTAGTAAGGTTAGGTGGATACATAAAAGCAAGCACCTTGGAATCTAATGAAATTGAAATCTTCGGCAATAGCAAAATTGAAATAGCGTCGACCATAATTGCCAGGGCTTGTATAAAATAGTGTCACACAAGGAGTGGTAATATCTCTATCATAACGGTCTGCATTTAAATGATCGCATGTTGATGTAAACAAATGATCATGAAAATAAGGCACTTCATATTCAATTCCACCGTGAAGAGGATTAACTACTATAGAACCTGAAGGAGATGCATTACCTATAGTTCCGGTATTAATGACAGTTTCAAAATTGGTTAAAGCAAGTGATTGATTTCTCTGATAACTTATAACTACAGGTCCTACGAAATGATCGTTAGGACCATAAGTTCTCCAACGCATACCACCACGAGAACCTAAGTAACAGTATCTCATGATGTTAAAAGTGGAAATATTACCTTGTGAACCAGAAATAGGAACAGATCTGGGAACTAAACGTGGACAAGCTTCTGGATAAATGGAATGTCGAGTAGTGTTCTGGGAAGCTACAAGTAAAGTAAATATACTGGCTTGATCTCTTTTGAGTAATACTCGAAGAGACTCAATTTTCTCACCATAATGAGCAGTGAATATATCGTGATTACTGGGTTTAGTAGTATTAATAGTTATTTCTTTACCAGTCACAGTAACAGTGTTGTTGATACGACGCTGAACTTTGTTTAAAGGTTCACCTTGTTCATATGCACTCTCTGCAGTAACTGTAGAGGAAGCATTAACAAAGAAACCTATTTCTTTAGGTTCAGTAAATTCAATATCATTACTATATACATAGGTATGGATATATAATGGTGTTGTTGGATTTTCCAAACCAGTTAACGTAGTAGCATTTCGTACAGATAAAACACCTGTAGCACATCCACGATTGTTTGCTAAGATTACAGAGTCCGTACCTCCAGTCGGATGCAAATAATCTTTAACTGAATCAGTGAAAGAACCAAAAAAATCATGTACATTAGCAAAAGATTTATGATGGTTAAAACCAACATGAATAGTTATACTACGTTCTTTTTCAAGATCCATAGTAACCATGTATTGTTGATTAAGTATAGTTGGTCTCGCTCTTCTATCAATGAAACTTGTAGTTCCATTTGGCTCATAGATGAAGAGTAATTTACCACGTGTAAAATTAGAAGCAGTTACATCAAATCTAAAACTAATTGTTCCCCTCCAATTAGAAAAGTGCATGGCAGCTTGAGATAATGCAGAATATTGCATACATTGGAATTGAGGTTCTGTAACATTAGCTTTGAGTCTAGTGCCTAACATTGGTGTTACTGGAAATTCGATAAATGTTTCTTTATATGGTTGATGAATATTGCCAGTTTTAAAAGTGTCGATTAATGTAGGTATGGAAGTCATGTGTTTTATTGCTAAAGCATCATGATTACCAGAACCACATATATCGTTCATAAGAGCAAGTTCTTGTTTTGGATCACAAGTTAATTTATAAGCAGTATCAGTACCAATAACTGTTGCACCATTTGAAAAAGTAACTTGTTTAGCAAATTTGGGAGGTTCAACATTGACAGGTTTCGAATAACCGAACATCAATGCTATTTTAGAGATAGCAGTTGCAGCAATATTAGTTGCTTTAGCAAAAGTAGAGACGATAGGAACATCTTCTAATCTTTCTGCTACATGGGAAACTGCTGTGGCTATTGAACTAACTGGGTTAGTAAGGAATTCTGACTCAGCTTGAACAGTTATACGGGTATTAGTTGGTGTAGATAATTCAACATCATCCATCCAAGCATATATACTAAGAAAAGGAGGATCCTCAAGAGTATCTATTGTCTGGGAATGAAATTGTCCTAAACTGGTAATAAAAATTTCACCAAAAGATTGAAAATCATTATATGGTATGGTATTATCAAGTATGTTAACACTATCATCATTAAATAAACGAAGTTGTTGATGAGGATATACAAAAGGTAAATTTAATTGTACATCATCATCTTGACCAGCATTTACGTAACAAATTTCAGGTGATTGACTTAGATAATTTTGTCTAAATTTACGAGAATCCGTTGTTACAGCAAGACCTTTATGGACTAAATAATTTCTATTGGCAGCAGGCATTGGTTGATAAGATACTAAGAGGGAACCATAATGAAACTTGGTAGTAGAAAGATTAAATCGTAGTTTCAAATTTCCTCTAAAATAAGTGTAATGTGCTAATTTATTTCTAATAGCAGGTATTGAAGACCATATAAGCCATGGATTTAAATTATTATCAAAATCGGTATTGAGTGCAATGGGAGCAGAAGAAATTAATACAGGTCGTTTAAAAAAATCATCTAAAAACAACTTATCATCTAAACTTGATGACAAAACTCGTTGACTAGTTTCTCCCATAATTTCTTTACTAGCAGAATCCTCAAGATTTTGAAGAACTAAAGCAGATTCAAAACGAACACTAGTTTTCCTATGAGAATTCTCCTCTAAGGAATCCAATGTTTCTTCTGTAAGCATTTTAGACATATAAAAAATATCTTCATAATATAAATCAGAAGTTAGGGGATTAGTACGTAAATCGTGCCTTTTAACAAGTTGACGATAAGTCATCTTGTAATTAGGTCCAATTCTGAGGGCAGGAATCTCTTGTTTTGGTAAATCTTCCGATTCTGCTTTAACATAAGTCGATTGTTCTAATATATGGACTAATGATTGCAAATTTTCAGTTGTTCTGGCAAGTTTTGAAATAGCGCTCTCAAAATCAGCGGTAGCAGCAACATGTAAACGTTGTTGTGAAGGGAGTGCTGGATGTTTACAGCAATATGAGGCCGTTAGGTGCTCACATTTCGTTAATTTATAATTTTGTTTTGCAATTCATATTACATCAATGTAATCACTGAATTAGGTGATTACTGACGCAAACCAATACATTTATCTTTCAAAGTGGGGTCGCCACGATAAGGCATTAATAGTATCATAATAAGTCTAAATAGACCTCCTTTTATAATGACTTTTCCTGAAAATATCTTTCTTAGGGTTTGATAAAGTAAAAGATATCCAGTAAATTTGGAGTCAAGTTTTAATTTTTAAAATATAAAAATTAATAAAAATTAATTACTAGAATATTTATTGATTAATTCTATCCAAGTAGGAAATAAGGGTAGAAGTTCCTCAACACCGAATCTAGTATTTTCGGCAAGTGTATGTATAAATTTTTGTCTATAGTCTTCATACTTGACTTCGTCATCACAATGGAACAATAATTCTCTCATAATTGAATTACAAGTTTGAATTAATTGATCTTCAGGTGTTATCTCTTTTGAGGGTAAATAGTAACATAAACTTTTCATCAGAGAATCTTTATCTAAAGGAGCAACCATTCTTTTTAATTCAGGATGGTATTTAAAACTTCTTTTGAGAAAAGAAATTTGAGATATATCTATGAATCTAGAAGATTGCTCTTTTTTATCTGACGTCGTAAAAGACATATAATATATTTCTTCAACAAATTTAGCATATGTAATGTTATTAAAATAACTTGATAATTCCTCTTTCACACCACACAACATATCATCTCCATATGTTATGGGTAGTAAAAGTTTAGTAAAATCACGTATCTTAAATTTTTGAGTTTGATTCATAGCATTATCACAACCTAAAGGTGTACACATTATAGCAAATGCGTAATATAAAAGAATAATACCACGAAGGGAATTGTCCTCAGCAGTAGCATATTTACCAGAAGGTTGAAAACCAGGTGGAGTAAATACTGTTCCGTCCATTACAACAGTAGGATAAAGATTATCTGTCAATAAGCCTTGAACTATTCGTAATGAATGATCATTGTAACCAAGTTTTTTTAAAGAGTTATATACAACAGAATTCGCCATAATACCTATACCAACTGGCATACTTGTATCGTACCCTCCATAATCACCCTCCATAATGTATGGAGAAAATTTATTGAGAGTATTATACATAATGTCAACTTCTGATGAGTGCATATTAATTCCGACTTTTGTAAAGAAGACGTCTCTATGCTGGCACATTAGACTATAGAAAGGCATTAGATACATTCTATTAACTAACGTCATGTCGTAGGATGACATAGCAAAAACTCGAGTATTTCCGGAAAGAACTTTGGCACGTGACCTAGGTTCATCCTTCAATTGAGCTCCTACTAATGAATGACTAGTTTCATTATTCAAATAAGAATTTATTATTTCTTGAACTTGAATTTTAACTTCAGCTTTAGGTGTAACTGCATCATCTTTAAAATCTAA